AATAAGTTTATTAAAGAAACTTCAGATTTTCTTTGGGAAACTTATGGCATTGGCTCAGACCAAGACAAACATATTCTTGGCGCGTTGGCTATGCAGTTGGAGATTTATATTTCTTGCATAAAAGGAATCCAAGAACAGGGAATAGTCACAACTTTTAATTCTGGACAGACACAAGGTATAAGCCCTTTCTTAACTGGCGCAGACAAAGCCTTGTCCCGTGCAGTTGTGCTTATGAATGAACTTGGGCTTACACCTAAAGGTCGGCTTGCTACCAACAAAGTTGAAGGTGGCAAATATTCCAAATTGTTAAATGGACCATGACCTACGAAGACGGGATTCTTTATGCCGTACAAGTTGTTAAGGGTGAAATCCTTGTTTGTCAAAATGTACGGCTTGCGTGTCAGCGATTTCTTAATCAACTCGAAGACCGAAATTGGGGTTGGGAATTCCATACAAAATATGTTGAACATTTCTTGGAATTTGCATCCACACTAAAACACACCAAAGGTCCAGACGCTGGCACGGCTTTAAAACTTCAGCCATTTCAAGTTTTCATAATCTGCGCCATTTACGGGTTTCGCAGTAAAAAGAATTTAGCCAATCGGATGGTGTCGGATGTGATTATTTTCATTCCGCGCAAGGCTGGCAAGTCAACGCTGATTGCGGCAATTGGTCTATACGAATTGGTTTTTGGCGAAGCGGGTGCAGAGGTTTACACATTGGCAACCAGCCGCGACCAAGCATCAATTGTGTTTAATGCCGCATCTGGTTTTGTCGAATCTATGCCATCTGATGTAGCAGACTTATATAAGGTTCAGCGAAATCAAATAACCAAAACTGGTGATGCCCAAACAAAATTTAGGGCGTTGTCCCGCGACACCAAAAAATCGGGTGATGGTATGAACCCATCATGCGCGATCATTGACGAAGCCGCCCAGATCGTAGATAGAAATTCCATAGAGGTTATATTTTCTGGAATGGTCGCACGGCAAAACCCGTTGCGGGTTTATATTACAACCGCTAGTTTCACCAAGGAAACCAAATTCTATGAAGACATGAGCATTCTGGAATCTATGCTGAAAGGTGATGTGGTCGACAACCCGCGCTGGTTTGGTTTACTGTATGGACTAGACCCACAGGATGATTGGCGCGAACCATCTTCTTGGATGAAGGCAAATCCCATGCACGGGATTTCTGTTTATGACGAAGCCATTGCACAACGCGCAGAAGAATCAAAACATAAGCCAGCCGCATTAAATGAATTTCTTTGCAAGACCTTAAATATCTATGTAAGCGCAAATTCTGCTTGGGTCGACCGCGCATATTGGGATGATGAAAGATGCGCGATTGTTGGAGGGCGCGAACCAGAAGCGGTATTTATTGGGTTTGACTTGGCGGCAACCCGTGACTTAAACGCAGTCTGTACGCTGAAGCGTTTTGGTGATGATGACTTTGAAGCGGAGTTTAAATTCTTCTTGCCAGAAGATGGATATGCCCTTATACCCAAGCACTACGGGGATATTTTTAGGGTTGCCCGACAGTCTGGGATTCTCCATGTGACCGAAGGCAATGTTATGGATGACCGCGAAATTAGCGACTACATCATTGCCCAATGCGCCAAATATGATGTTAAGGAAATTGGCTTTGATGCTTATAACGCGGCAAGCCTAGTGGCTCGGCTACATGATGCTGGCTTGCCTGTGAAAAAGGTTGGTCAGGGCATGGCGGTATTAAGTAACCCAAGTAAACATATTGAAAAACTGATAATGAACTACGGGGTTAAGCACAACGGCAATCCCTTTGTTGGGTGGCAATTGGGCAACTGCGAAGTTTACGAAGATGTAAACGGCAATGTAAAAGTCAGGAAAAACGAAGCCGACAAATCCGCAAAGGTTGATGGCATAATATCTTTAATCATAGCAATGCATTGTTCGTTAGATAATCCTACAATGTCAGGGTTTGGATTCAGAACCTTTTAAGGGGAAATCATGGGAATGTTTGACATATTCAAAAGAAAAGACAATATTTCCAAAGAATCTAATACGCTATTTGGTCAGACTGCGTTAGGTAATAACATTGTTTATCAGGGCAACAATAAAGTCCCGACAGTAAACACGCAGATTCTTTATGTCACAACTGCCACAACAACAACTGCTGGCAGACCAGTTGACACAACATTACTTACCCGTAATAGCACAGTCATGTCTTGCGTGGCGGTCAAAGCCCGTGCATTGGCGCAGTTGCCAATTAAGATCATGGCTTTGTCTGATGATGGCACTTATGTAAATGCATTGACAGATGAAAGCGTTGCAGAGCGAAATAAAACAAAAGCCAAACAAGTTTATTCATTACTGACCAACCCAAATAACTTTCAAAGCAGTTATGAATTTTGGTATCAATGGATGATGTGGCATGAATTGCTTGGTGAAGCCTTTACCCTGTGGTGGAGAAAAGACCAAAAAGATTCAATGCAAACCCCGTTGGAAATGTATGAAATGGACAGCACACTTATTGCCGTTCAGATTACGCCAACCCGTTACCCAAGTTATCGCCTGTCTACGCCTTCTTATGGGTTTAGCAAAGATCAACCATTGGAATCACATCAAATCATGCATTGCAAGGATATGGCATGGCAAGGTTCTGCTGGTTTCAATAAAGGCATTTTGGCGGCAGAATTGGTCGGTCTAGACCAAGACATTGACTTATATGCAAACTTTGTTATGCTTAATGGCGCAAAGCCTTCTGGAATGTTTATTACTGAAAATGTAATCCCAGATGGCAAATATAAAGAAATTGCGGCACGATTAAAAGAAGCGTGGTCTAGTATGGTTGGCAGTCAACAAACCGACCCAAGCAAAGTTGGTCAGGGTATGTTGCTAGATCAGGGCATGAAATATGAACCTTTAAAAATGTTGACTTTGCAAGATGCAGATTTGGCTAATTTAAAGATGCAAACTATGAAACGGATATGTGGCTTATATGGCGTACCGCCAGCCATGTTGCATATTGGCGATCAGAAATACAACAATACACAGACAATGATGGATGAATTCTATAAATCCACAATGTATCCAATCATTGTGAATGTCCAGCAGAAATTGAAACAGTCTTTGCTAAAAGGCTATCCCAATTTGTGCGTAGAATTTGATGTGCAAGATTTCCTAAAAGGCGCACCACTTGATCAAATGAACTATGTGGTTGCTGGTGTAAATGCGGGGATACTCACGCCTAACGAAGCGCGTGAATATCTTGGCAAATCAAATATGGATGGTGCAAATGAACTCAATTATTCAAAATCTGGTGACCCGATTAAAGGCAGTAGCCCTCAAGATACGGGCGGTGGTGGCGGGAATCAAACCAACAAAATGAACATTGGCAAATAAAATTGTCCAATAATTTTGATTTAATGGTAGCATTGCTTACAAAATACAGACACAAATCTGTCCCAAATAAGCGTGGCAGACCATTGACTACAATAAAAGACATAGATCGTACTAAAGTCAATGAGGTAATCCATGACGCAAAACTTAATGATGGTATGCGAAGCGAAATTGGTTTTGGAAAACCAAGGCAACGCAGAACCGACAGGGAAGATTGAAGCCGTTGTAACTACATGGGGTGCGCGTGAAGGCGCAGATGGTAGGCGTTTTAACTATCAGCCAGAAGCCTTTATGGATTGGGCAGAAGCCTTTTCTAAAGAAGGTCGACCATTGCCAATGTTTGTAAACCATGATGCTGATTCAATACCAGTTGGCGAATGGACTTCATTTGAGTTTGACGATAAAAACATGACCGCAGAAGGTCGCATTTACATGAACACCACACAGGGTTCAGACCTTTACCAAGTAATGTGCGAATCACCAAATATGTTTGGTGGCGTTTCAGTTGGCGCGTATGCTGAAGAATTTATGATGGTCAACGCAGATGGCGAACCCGACCAAAGTGATGAAGCATATTTCCAAATCACCAAAGGCGGTTTGCGTGAAGTGTCTGTGGTGATGTACCCAAATAATCCAATGGCAGAAGTGCAGAAATTAGAGTATTTCCGCGCTGATGGAACTGCCGATTTAAAAGTTTTGGAACGGGCATTGCGAGATGCAAGCCTGTCTAAAAAGGATGCGGTCACAGCCGCATCTATCTTCAAGAAAGTTTTGGAATTGCGTGATGCATCCAAGCCTATTGAAAATGCGCCCCAACTGAGCGACTCAGATGTGGATGTGACCGAAGCAGAGATTCTCAAAGCCTTAAATGACCGCGAGATTCTTAAACAACTCAATACCCGACTGAAAGGTTAATCATGTCAAAAGAGATCATTGAAAAATTAGACGCAATTGAAGCGGCAAATACCGCCAAGATTGAAGAAGTAACTTCACAAGCACAAGCATCTGTGGAAGCCGTTAAAGCGGAATTCCAAGAATTAGTTTCTGCTTTAGAAGCCAAAGTAGCATCTGTTCAAGCACCAGCAATCATTCGCGCCCCACATAAAACTGTTCGCGGTGATGTGAATCGTGCGGTGAAAGAACAAATTGCCTCCTACTACAAAGGTGGTCGCAATGTTGAAAAAGAACTGAAGATGTTTGAAGACGAAAGCCAGTATGGTGCATACATGGCTGAAGCATCTGCATTGACTGCTGGCGGTAATAACCAAGGTGGTAGAACTGGTTATGACCCTGTGTTTGTTGCTTTGCGTTTGGCTAACCCAATGCGTGGCATTTCTCGCACAGTTGCAACTGATGGTTCTTCTTATCAGTTCCGCGTTAAAACTGGCAATGCTGGTGCGGCATGGGGTTACACCATTCAAAACAATGGCGCAACCACAACTGAAGACACTTCAATTTGGCAATTAGTTTTGCAAGACTTGAATGTGCAATTTCCAATTCGTACAGCCGCGCTAGACGATATTGATGGTTTAGAAGCCAATGTGGTTGACGATATGCTGGTTGAGTTTGCTCAATCAGAAGCATTGTCAATGGTGCAAAACAATGACCAAGCCGCACAGTCTGGAACTAATCCTTATGGTGGTACTAACGGCTTGCGTGGTCTTGACCAATACGCTGGTGCAAATGCAACCTACGCTGGTGGAACAACCTCTACTGCCGCTTTTGGCTCTAGCGGTACTGGCTCTAGCACAGGCTTGCATAGCCTTGCAACCTACGATCAGTTGACATCTAATGTAAACACAGTAGGCGCAAACGCAATTTCATACAAAGATGTAATTAACACTATGTATGCATTGCCACAACAATATTGGACTGCCAATGCTAAGTGGATGGTTAACCCAATATTGGCTCAAGCAATTCGCGGTCTGCAAGACACTAATGGTCGACCAATCTTCAATTCAATGGAATCATTGAATCCAGATGGCATCATTGGTCAGATGTTGGGCTTTGATGTTGTGATGAACAAGTATCTTGACAACCCATCACAAGCAACTACTGGCTCTGCTGGAACTACAAGTTTGTACCCAATGTATTTTGCTGATTTCTCAAGATTTCACACAATCATTGATCGTTTGAACATGGTTATGCGTAGATACGACCAGACAGCCCCTGGCTTTATCACCTTCTTTGGTGAAAAGCGTTTGGCAACTTCTGTGCGTGACCCTAACGCTGGTGTTCGCTATCGTTCAACTGGTACTGCGACCTAATCGTTGCCAATTGGTGGGGGGTTCGCCCCTCACCTTTTTTCTGCAACCCAATTTGGATAAACAAAATGACCATCACCGAAAAAATCCTATCAGGCATTAAGCAAACACTAGAGACAGGCGATCAAGTCAAAATTGATTTGCGCGAAGCGTCTGCAATCACAGGCTCTGGTTATGGGGTTGGTGGTCGCACTTATTTTGATGATGCGTTTGCGGCTTTGCGTTTTGCAAACCCAATTCGTCAAGCGGCACGGGTAATTCCCGCACAAGGTTCTGCGGTTCAGTTTGTTGCTAAAACGGGTAATGCCGCAAGCCAAACTAATCCTTGGACTTATACATTCACGCCTAATAGTGGCACACCAAACACAGACACAAGCATTTGGCAATTGCCTACTCGCGTGATCACGGCACAGTTGCCAATCCGCACGGCAGTAATGTCAGATGTAAATTATTTAAACGAAACAATCGTTGAAGATTTAGCAATGGAATTTGCGTCTATTGAAGGCGCATCTATGATTCTTAACAACGATCAATCTGGAACTACCACTACTACAACTGGTGGAACAAATGGCTTGCGTGGTTTAAATTACTACACAAGCGCGGGAACTGCGGCTTACGGCTCTAGCGGTTACGCAATCACAGACGGCATTCATTCCATTGCAACTGTTAGTCAGGCTGGCGCATCAATTGCCTATGATGATATTGTCAATCTTTGCAATGCTTTGCCAGCACCTTATTGGTCTTGTATGGGCAATGCATGGATGATGCATCCAAGCACTATCCAAGCCCTACGCAAACTTAAAGGCTCTACTGGTGGCGCACCAATGTTTGCTGAGGTAGGGGATGATGATGGTGGCGCGGTTACTTATATCTTTGGTTTCCCCGTTATTCCTAATGCCAACATGGAAACTATTGGGGCTGGTAAATTTGCAATTTATTTAGCCTGTTGGAATCGGTTTGTAACTATTGCAGATGTTGAAGAAATGACTGTGCAAGCAATGGAACAAACTCAGGCTGGCTTTATAACCTTATATGCTGAAAAGCGCATGGTCAGTTCTGTGCGTGACCCGTTTGCTGGTGTTCGTCTAGTCGGGGTTTAATTATGTCTGTTGATCAAACAGGCTTCTTAAACTATGGCGCACCAACGCGCAATCCTTTCAACTATGCAAAGGTTGAACAGATTGCCCGTGATCTAACAACGCCTTGGTTATCGCTGGATGAAATCACCCAACAATTAAATTTGTTTGATGACACCAGCCAAGCAGACTACCTATATGGGCTGGAATTAGCCACTAGACAGGCTATTGAAGACTATCTGGGTATGTCTATATTCCCAACCAGTTATCGCGTCTGGTACAACATAGCAAGCCTGTATGGAACACCTTTAACGCTGGACTTGCCAGAAGTCAGCCAAAACTTTAATCCGACCCAATCGGGAGTTACTATCAATGCGGTTAAGTATTGGTCAGATGCACAACCGCCTGTTTTATATACAGTTTCAGCAACGACTTACTACTATGACCCGTCTGGTAATAAAATTGTTTTGCAGACCTTGCCGACAAATTTAAATTCCAGCATGACAAGTCCTGTGTTTTGTGAATACACAACTTCAGTAAATCCTTTGTCTGCTTATCCTGTGATTAAGCAAGCGGCACTTTTGCTTTTAACCCATCTTTACAACAACCGAAGTGATACGACAGACAGCCAGTTAAAGAATATTCCTTTTGGCGTGTCGACTTTGTTGCGCCCCTATAAGCCATTGGTGATGTAAATGGCAATAGCGCGGTTTGAAAACATAACTGTGAATAGCCTAACCTTTGGTAAAAGTACCTTTGGTGAGCAAAGCACAACGCAGACCTTATGGTTTCAGACCCGTGCGCGTGTGCATTCGGTGGCTAACAATGTGAAGATTTCTGAGAAATATCGCGTGTATTCTGACATTGTGGATTTCACTTTGAACTACACGCCAAATACTAAAACAATAATTGACAACCAAAATCTTTATTCCATCAACTGGCGTGGGTTTGATTGGCGCATTGACAATGTGCGGGAAGCGGATGATCGCATGACAGTCAGAATCCTTTGTGTTCGCAATGACCCTGTGGTGGCGGTGTAATGGCACAAATGAACCCCGTTCTATACGGCAAGGCAATCCAGTATCAGTTGGAACAGATTGTTACGCCTGTGCCTGTATATGCGGCTTTTAACCGCAACTTTGCAACTCAACCCAAATTCATTACTTGGAATCTAAGAAATGTCCATCAGCCTGTTTACACGGGTATATATCAAGGCGTAAAAGGAATTGATACCCCGACATTCCAGATTTCCATATTTACCCAACTGATAGAAGATGGTTTCACAATCAGTAATTTGATACTACAATCATTGCACGGGTATAGCGGTCTTTTAGGCGGTTCGCCCAATCAGGTTTATGTTTCCAAAGCAGATGTGCAATGGTTATATAACTCATACGACAACACAGACAAATTGGCGCAGATTTTTCTGGATTGCACAATTGATGTACCAACATAAGATAATTTCACAAACTCTTTTTTTGAAGGAAAATCAAAATGGCACTACCCGCTAAAATTCTTGCTGGTTTCTCAGCAACGCTATATGCCCAACCAAGCGCAACCCCAACGCCTTTGACTGTGGCTAACCTTTCTGTTTACGCAAGCGTAAGCGCATTGGCAATTTCTGGCAACCTAGTGCCTGTGGAAGCAATTCCCGCATTTGGTCAAGATGACGCTATGGCATCTTTCTCAATTGCTGGTTCACGCCAATCCGACAAAATCCCAACGCAATCTGCACCTACTAGCATGACGATTACTGCCGCATGGAATCCAAGCGACACAGTATTGTTGTTGTTGCGCGGTGATGCTTATAACGGCATGATTGACCGCACCTTTGTTATCTCTGCTACTGATGGCACAGGAATCGTTAACTACGCTTTCAATGGTCGCGTGGGCGAGTGGCAAATTGATAGTCAGCCAAACGCTGAAGCCAAAGTAACTTTTACTATCCATCCCCGTGGCAATCAGTACGGCTGGACTGCAAGCACTTAATATGTCTAACCTAAAAGATGTGCTGGCGGTAATGGTCAGCAGTTATTCCGACCTAACCCTTTTAGCAAAGGGTCAGGTTGTGGATGCTAATGAAGTTGCACAAGCAATCACAAAGGCAGACCCCGATTCAGCCGAAATGGTTGCATTACAAGCCTTGGCTAAATGGAATCCTTTGGCAACTCAGGAAGCCTCACCAGTAGAACAACCAGAAGAATAAATGCAAATAAAAGACTCAAACGATCTGCTTGGCTTTTTGGTATCGCAAGCCGACACGGGAAACAAGCAATGGTTTGGGTTTTTGCAACAAAAGATTATCGGCATTACGCTGGCGCACCAGATTGCCGCCAACCATGCGGATAAGTTAACACCATCCCAAATTGTTGATTATGTAATTGAACTTAACAACGAATTATTCCAACGGGTGATTAGCAAGAAGGCTTGATATGGCTACTTACAGTAAAGTTGAGGTAACTGGACTGAGTGAAGCATTAGCCGTATTTGATGAATTAGCAGATGAAATAGGCGATAAAAAGGCAACCAGCAAAGTGCTAGTGCCAGCCGCACGGGAAGCCATGAAACCCGTTCTAGCAACTGCAAAACTACTAGCCCCTAAAGACACAGGCGATCTTGCTAGAACATTGCAGATTGAAGCGCGTAGACCTAACAAACGTGACCAGCGTTCTAAGTATGCAAGCCAGACTGATACTGTCATTGCTCTGGTGACAACTAAAGCCTTTCCTAAAAAGAAACGCCAACAGTTTTATGCAGAAAATGCTTCTTTGTATGCGTCTGATAAAACGGCTTATAGAAAGAAGTTTAAAGAATATGCCGCATCTTTAAACATTCCTTATGACGCTAGGGCTATTGCACAGGAATTTGGTTCTGCTCACAATGGCGCACATCCATTTATGCGACCAGCATTAGAAACAAATGCAACTGCCGTGGCTAACAAACTTGGTGAGATAATCGGAAGGCGCGTTGAGCAATTCAGGGCGAAAAACATTAAATGATAGGTAAAAGACATGACAAAACTAGCATCACTTCTTGGCTCTCAATATGAGGGCAAACGCAAAGGCTTATTTATTCGCCAGTTTGAACTAGGCGGTTATAACTTTAAAGTCAGAGTGCCAACTTTGGCTGAATCGGATGCCATGTATGAGCGCATTCAGAATCCCAAAGAAGAAGATATTGCGGTGGTCTATGATCAGATCGCCAAACCTTTGGAACAATACAAAGACCAAGAAACTGAAGAATTTAAGTTTGTTGATAACGACATTTTGGTAAATGGTCGGTCTATGCGCGAGACTGCCAAACTAAAGTTAATGACCCAGAACCGCATAACTGAATTTATTAAGTTGCTTATTCCAGAAAACGAAGCCGATTCATTAGCCGACTTAACTTATGAAGAAGTAGAAGCGGAATTTCCAATGACTGTGCAGATCACTTTAATTGAAAAGATTTCAGAAGCGATTAGTCCAACCTATAAGGAATCAAGGGGAAACTGATTGGCTCATTGAAGAAACAAGTTGAAGTCGCAATGATCTTCAATGGGCATACACATGATTCACTTGCAGACATAGACGATATAACAATGGCACAAATTCAAACAATGTATGCAGACGGGTTGATTGGCAATCGTGGGACATTGGAAGTTTTGGGGTCGTTAACGGCTGGCGTGTTTAATTACATGAGACAGGCAAATTCCAGACCTTATAAACTAGCCAACATTTTGGGTAGCGCGTATGATTACATCTACCCGCCACAGAGCGAACAAGATAAGAAAGCCGCAGTAAATAATAGTCTTCTGGCGTTTATGACCCAAGCCCCAGATTTCAAACAGGATAGGTTCAAGCATGGCTAATACGATTGCTAGACTAGGTGTAAGACTTGGCATAGATAGCGCGGAGTTTTCCAAAGGCATAGAAGCCGCCAAAAAAGACCTCGCATCATTTGCGTCAGAAGCAAAAAATTATGCATTAGTAGGCGCAACTGCATTTGCCGCAATGACCTACAAAGCATTGGCATTTGCCGATTCAATAGCAGATGTTGCCAAAGCCAATGACATTGCTATCACCACAGTTTTAAAGTTAGGCGAAGCATTAGCGCAAAATGGTGGTGATGCAGAAAATGCTGGAAAAATATTAAATGCTTTTACAACATTTGTAGACAAAGCGGCTACTGGTTCTTTTGAAGCACAGCAAGCATTTAAAGAAGTTGGAATAAGTCTCAAAGATTTAGGCACTTTGAGCATGGAAGAATTGTTTGCTAGAACATTAAAAGGTCTAAAAGAAATACCAGACCAATTAACACGACAAGCAAGGTCTTACGAAATACTTGGTAGAGCAATGAAAGGCGCAGAAGTTGCTGGCGTTGCTGATGACATGGAAAAAACTAGCCATGTATCAAAAGAACAAGCAAAGAGCATTGAAGATGCCGCTAAAGCATGGGATATGTTGCATAAGATTACGCATGAAGTATTAGTAACTTTTACTGCTTTTGTTGGAACGCCAGCATTAAAGTTTACGCAATGGCTTGAATCCTCATTACATGAGATAGACAAACTTTCAGATGCGTTTACGAATTTAGGTCGCAACATGAAAATGTTGATGGACTTTTCTTCTGCATTTGGCTTTGCTATGTTTGGTGCAAACTCAGAAAAATTAAAACAGTTTAATGATGAATACGCTAAATTTAAAAGAATACAGGAATTAGGTAAATTTGATTCTGGCTCTGGTGATGGTTGGGATGCTACTAAAGCAGATGGTTCACAAAAAAGAAAAACAAAAGAAGGCAAAGACCCAGAAGCCGCTAAAGCAGAAGCATTAAGACTAAAGCAACTTCAATTTAATATTCAGCAACGCCAAAAAGAAGGTAAAGAAATTGCTGATAATAATAGACGCATACAAGAAGCCTATACCTCAGAAAGTATTAGGCAAGATAACCTTGCTAGATCATTAAAAGATGAACAAGAAAGATTTGCATTAGGTTTGCAATTTAGACACATGAGGGTCGAAGATATTCAACTTAGTATAGATTTATTAGATATAGAACAAAGACGCAACGCCACTATTAGAGAAATAAGATTAAATACTGATTTAAACCTAGACGCACAAAACGATCTTATAGATAGAGAAAACAGATTAGCCACAGAAGCAGAGCGTTTTGCAAGAGCAAGAAAAAATGTAGCAATGGAAATGCGAGAAGCCTCAGTAGGAGAGGGTTTTAATAAAGCAATGGAACAGTATTTCATAAATGCAAAAACGCAAATGGAAAATGGTGGACAAATGTTTCAAGCAGTAATTGGAAACATGGAAGCGGCTTTAGATAGGTTTGCTAGAACAGGAAAATTATCTTTTAAGGATTTAGCACGAAGCATTATGCAAGATATGTTTGCTATACATTTAAAAGCGCAAGCCTTGCAAATATTTAAAGGTATAAGTAATGCATACACAGGGAATGCAACTTCAAATTTATTTCAAGGTAGTGCAAATTATTCTGGTGGCTTTGGAGGTTATGCGGCTGAAGGCGGGGATATATCCGCAAACAAAACTTACGTTGTGGGCGAGCGTGGTCCAGAATTGTTTGTGCCGAAATCATCTGGCACAGTCATTCCAAACAATATGCTTGGGTCAATGGGTAGCAATCAGGCAAGCGTTGTTTACAATGGTCCATACATAAACAACATGAATGCAATAGATACAAGAACATTTGAAGATTATTTATACGCTAGTAACAAAGCGGTGTGGTCTGCTAACCAATACGCAAACAAATCACTTGCTATTGGACAGGGGAGAACGTAATGTCATTTCAAACAATAATAAACATTCAGCAAAGAATGAATGTAAACAATCGTAGGGTTGTGGGTCAGCAAGTTAGTCGTGGGGGTTATGTAACAACCGCACAGTATTTAACTGCCGTGCCTTGGGTGTTTACAGTTCAACCTCACGCCTTTTTATACTATCCGCAAGTGCGTGATGTAATACAGTCAATAGACAACGCAGACAGACAAAACCCACAAAACATAACTTTTAACACAGACACACTTTCATGGTTTACTGCATACCAAGGAAATCTTACAACGGGACAAGCAAATGCTTTAACGCTATCTGCTGTACCAGCCGCAAACTCGCAAACGATTAGCGTAGGAAATTTGCCATCGGTAGGCTCTACAGTAATAATTTTTAAGGCGGGAGATTTTTTACAACTTGGCTCATATGTTTATAAAGTAACGGCAGAAGTTTTGCGTGGGGCAACATCTACAGTATCAGTAAATTTGCATAGACCCGTAATAGGAACGCCAACAGTAGGAACATTAACAGCCGTTGGTAGTGCGGTTGTTTTCCCTGTAGTAGCAGAAGTATGCCCAACATATACGCTTAATCCTATGACTAATGGCGCGTTTGTTGAATGGACAGGAGAATTTGTGTTTAGGGAATACATAATATGACAACTATTAATGCAGTAACAAGTCCATCTATACGTCATGCCGAATTTGTAAAACTTAGCATTGGAACATTAGGCTCTCCAACAACTGTGTATGCATTTTGTAATGCTGGTGCGGCTATTACTGTAGACGGCACTTCCTATACTAATCTTGGTTCTTTGCTTGGTGTGGGTGATGTGCAAAGAGACATTAAGGCTACAAGTGACGATATGACTGTTACTCTTACAGGCATAGACCCAGCCAATGTTGCTTTGGTTTTATCGGCAAATATTAAAGGCTCTATAGTAGAAATATTTAGGGGATTTTTAGACACTAATAATCAAATAATTACTACGCCTACGCAACAATTTTTTAAACGCTATCAGGGCATCATAAGCAACGTAAGTATTAATGAATCTTTTGATATTAAATTAAGAACACGCATAGCAACTTGTTCTATATCATCATCAAGCATGAGGAGAGTTTTAGATAATAGATTGGCTGGAGTGATTACAAATCAAAATTCATGGCAAACTTTTTATCCTAACGACACTAGCATGAATAGAGTGGAAGTTATACAAAGTACGTTCTTTGATTTTGGTGCGCCCGTTAAACAACAAACACAAACAAACGCTAGTGCAGAATGATAAGAAAAGCAACAAAATATGATTTGCCTTGTCTTGTAGAAATGATGCGTCATTATGCAAATGAATCGCCAACACAAGCACAAAACAATTCAAAACAAAACAACGCTACTTATGTGCAAGATTTATTTTTTTCCTTAATTGTAGGAAAGGGCTTTATTCTTGTAGATGAAAACCTAAATGGTTTTATAGCCGCAATAAAAATAAAAAACATATGGCGACCTACTGTGTACGAGTTACATGAATTAGCGTGGTGGGTAAAGCCAGAAAAAAGGAATACAACATTAGGCGGCAGATTGTGGACTACATTTAATGAAACTGCTCATGCAATGCTAGAACAAAAAGAAATAGATATGATTTGTTGCACAAAGATGGCAACAAGCCCAACTATTAATTACGAAAAACGCGGCTATAAATATCTGGAAACCAGATACTTTAAGGATGAACTATGCCAGCAACTCTAATAGCGTATGCCGCAACAATTACTATTGAACAAATCATAGTTTCATTTGTTGTTAACTACGCTTTGTCGTATGTTATGAATGCAATATTTGCAGAAGGTGGTGGCGCAGTACCGCCAGAACCAACCGATCAAGGCACTAGGCAACAGATACCTCCATCAACTGCAAACACAATCCCAATCGTTTATGGCAAAGCATATTTAGGCGGCACATTCGTAGATGCGGCATTAACTACCGATCAAAAGGTTATGTATTATGTTTTGGCTGTAAGTAGCATTTCGCCAACTGGAACATTTACATACGACACATCTGATATGTATTTTGGCGATAGAAAAATTGCTTTTGCTGGTGCGGGTAATCCAGCAGTCGCAAGTCTTGCAGATCAAGCAATACCGCCAAATGTAGACACAACAATTGCTGGCAATTTAGAAATCTATTTGTATACATCTACTACTGCTGGCGTAGTTAGTGGGGCAAATACTGCTTTGATGCCGTGGGATGTTATGGGCGCGTCATCAGGATTAGAAGCAAGTCTAAGATGGTCAAGCACTAACAGAAATATGAATGGGTTGGCTTTTGCTATTATTAAACTTACATATAACAGAGAAGCAAATACAACACAACTTACGCCCGTGACATTTAACGTCACACAAAACCTCAATGGACTTAATAGAGCAAGACCAGCCGATTGCTGGTATGACTATTTAACTAATTCAGTTTACGGAGGTGCAGTAGATGCAACTTATGTTGATACAACAACTAGAGATGCATTAAACACATACTCTGATGAACTTATTACATACATTCCAAGCGGTGGCGGTAGTGCAACGCAACGCAGATACACTATTAATGGAGTAGTAAATGCTGGTCAGAATGTTTTATCAAATCTTAGCAAAATACTTGTATCGTGTGATTCATGGATGGCGTATAACCCGCCTAATGGAAAATGGTCAATCGTAATCAATAAGGCGGAAACAACCTCTTATTATTTTGACGATACAAATATTATTGGTGAAATACAAGTTAGTTGTATTGACATAGCAAGTTCAATAAATAAAGTAGAAGCCAAGTTTCCAAACAAAGATAACAAAGATCAATACGCCTATGTAAATGTGGAAACACCAGTTGGGCTTTTGTATCCTAATGAACCAGTTAATAAATATTCTTTAACATTAGATTATGTAAACAACAACATACAAGCAACGTATTTAGCAAATCGTATGCTTGAGCAAGCAAGAGAAGATTTAATTGTTAATTTTTCTACAACGTATTACGGCATACAAGTTGACGCGGGCAATGTAATTGCTGTAACTAATAGCGGCTATGGTTGGAATAATAAATTATTCCGCGTAATGAAAGTAAATGAAATAGCCTTAGAAGATGGAACGCTTGGTGCAAAACTAGAATTGAATGAATACAATGCACAAGTTTTTGATGATATAAGCATTACGGCATTTAGCCCCGCGCCTAATAGCGGGTTGCCATCACCAATTTATTTTTCTGCGTTAACCGCGCCAACTGTAACTTCGTCTGCACCAAGTGCAACTGTTCCAACATTTAATGTGCAAGTAACAATACCTACAACGGGTCGAGTTACTTTTATTAATCTTTTCTACACAACATCTGCAACGCCTACGGCATCAGATTGGGCAAGCCTAGCCACATTTGAAAATCCAAGTTCTTTGCCGTTTACAAATGCAACAACTGTTAATTTCTTAAACAATTCATTGCCATCAGGAAATTATTACTTTGGATACCTAGTCGGCAACGATATAAGCCAATCAGCAATTAGTAGTTTAAGTAGCGTCTTTGCATGGTCACCCGTAGGCGCGGGATTGCAAGTTGCTACTGTATCTTTGTATCAATGGCTTGCAACAACACCAGCATCTCCAACGGGCAATTCAACTTATACATGGGCTACTGTTACAAATAGCGCATACACAGCCGCAGATGGATGGGAAGTTGCAATACCAACAAACCCTTTAACTGCGGGTTACAAATTATGGTCAGCAACTAAAAACATAAGTGCGGCAGTAGGAACAGCAACTACAACTATAAATTGGACAACTGGTTCTACTTTGGCGGCATTGTCTATAAACGGGTCGCAAGGTACGTCTTCGCGTATTTGTTTTGCAAGAGTACCAAGTAATCCAACGCCAGTAAGCGGAACGATTACAACAAGTGGCGGGGCATCTTTCCCTGGTGGCGCAGAATCATTGGCAACAAGGGGATTTACCACCACATGGGTGGCAAGCGACCCAGACCCCTCAAGTACCAATTCCCTATTTCAATCAGAGGGCTTATACAACCCAGCAACAAACACTACGGCATGGTCTACGCCATACATCAGTAGTTTAAAAGTTGGCACATTGTCAGCAATTACAGCAGACATGGGAACGCTTACTGCGGGTGAAATTATTGTTGGTACATCTCCAGCAGTAAGTGGCAACACAATGACGGGTACGGGTACGCATTTGTATAGCAATGGAAGATTTGTTATGGGTAACGCCACAACAAACATAACATTTAATGGAACAAATGCATATCTAAATGGCTTTACATCATTAGCACAAATATATGGCTCATCAACAACAACAGAATATTGGACTGCAAACACTCAAATTTATGATCAATACACAAGCCCAGTAACTATTACAAACTCTGGGTCAAGTGGCTTTGATAGCACTAAGCCCATATTTTTATTGTTAACTACGCAACTTGGTTTAGGTTGCACTACTGCTGGTAATAGCGCACCTCCAGCACTTGTCGTACAACAAGCATACATAGAATATTCTTACTCAACTAATAATGGTTCAACTTATACGGCATATACAACATTTGGTTATCCAGCCAGAATTAAGTCTATTTCTGCAAACTACACAACCATATACGGGTTTAATAGAAACTTTATAAATAGTGGTGCATTTAATTTGCAGTTTGATATTGCCGCACAAGCCCCGTCAGCAACTAATATTAGATACAGAATATGGCGAAGGTATATTGCCTATGGTGATAATTCAGCAACAACAACTGGTTATTTTGGTGGTGTTGTTATTGCACCTTCTTTTACAGAAGTTGAAACATACTTTAATGCGGCAACATTAATGATCTTACAAGTAAAGGCATAAGATGAATTACTCAGCACTTGTCTATCCAAAACAAACAACAATAAACTTTACGCAACCAGAAATCCCGCAAGGCTATTTGTATGCTTCTTTTCAATCAGTTTCATGGAATTTGTTGAGCGAATTGGAGATTGACAGGACAGAATTTTGGACAAACGAAACAGGCGAATACACATTAGAGCAAGCAACAGAACTTGCAAACTCAAATGCATCCGCAAGTTTTAATTCGCAAAAAGCAAAAGCGTTGCTGGCTGAAACCGATTGGTCAGAAATTCCTAGCGTGTCTGCTTTGACAAGTACGCCACGACTTGTTAACACGCAAGAATATATTACATACAGAGTGGCATTGCGAGAGATTGCAATAAACCCCACGGCTGGCTACATTGCGTTTCCAGTTAAGCCATCCTCTGTTTGGGCTTGACCGCTAGGTTAAACTACGGCACAATACAAACAAGACAAGACATCCGAACCTTGCGAGTACGCGGGGCGCGTCACAACCTGAGAACAGGGAACTGTCATGGCACTATTTTCTAAGAATACCCTTACGCAAGTGTCGGGGTTTGACAACCAGATCATTTCTGGCGAACTTGTTTACAACCAAAAAACCTTTTGGAATTTAGCCCTTGCAACTGATGGCATACCTATTGATTTAACTGGCGTTACTATTGACGCACAGATTATTCGTAGGCAGATTTCCAACTTAATTGATACGCGGTATGGACTAAGTTTTGATATTGCGGATTACACAGTATCAACGCCAACGGCAGTAAACCTAACCATTTCTAATCGTGTAAACGCATCAGGATTGTTTACTTTAGTCATTGATGAATCTACTTGGTCAGTTATTTCTACAGACCCACAATTAGACATTAACGCAACAGACCCTGTAGCGTTTAGTGGTCGCATCAAATTAAGTTTTCCTGTGGCTGGAACAAACCCCGCGCAAGACCAAATAATTTTCTTGTTGTTCTTGGTTCGTTCTGATGGTGTGGTGAATTGATATGTCTATACAAGTCACAGTTGTTAATGAAAACAACATTGCCGTTGAGGTAACCCCTACTGCCACGCAAACAATTAACATTGATCGTGGTTTATATGGTCCTAGCGGTTTCTCTGGCTATTCTGGTGCATCTGGCTATTCTGGGTACTCAGGCATTAGCGGATTTTCAGGTAGCGGCATTAGTGGTATCTCTGGTTATTCTGGAATAAGCGGTTTCTCAGGTTATAGCGGTATTGGTATAAGTGGCTATTCTGGTTCTGGAGTTTCTGGTTACTCTGGTTTTAGCGGAATTGGAACAAGTGGCTTTAGCGGGATTTCTGGCTACTCTGGTTTTAGCGGTTCTGGAATTTCTGGTTACTCTGGGATTGGCGTTTCTGGGTTTAGCGGTTTCTCTGGCTATTCGGGAATTGGCTCATCAGGCTTTAGCGGAATATCTGGCTATTCGGGAAGTGGCATAAGTGGATATTCAGGATTTTCTGGTAGCGGCATTTCTGGTTTTTCTGGATTCTCTGGTGCTAGTGGTCAGCAAGGTGTTTCTATTACTATCAAAGGTGAAGTTGCCACAGTTGCAAATTTGCCAATGGTCGGCAACCAAGTCAATGACGCATACATTGTTGCGGATGATGGTAACTGGTGGATTTGGAACGGCACGGCTTGGTATGACGGGGGACAGATTGTTGGTCCACAGGGCGCAAGCGGTTACTCTGGTTACTCAGGCATTGGCACAAGTGGTTATAGCGGATACAGCGGTTTAGCAACTTCTGGTTACAGCGGGATTTCTGGTTACTCAGGAAGTGGCGTTAGCGGCTATTCAGGCTTTAGCGGTAGCGGTGTTTCTGGTTATTCTGGAAGCGGTATAAGCGGTTATTCGGGAAGCGGAATCTCTGGGTATTCAGGCACAAGCGGTTATTCTGGAATTGGCACAAGTGGATTTTCTGGATATTCTGGAAGCGGTGTAAGCGGGTATTCTGGCTTTTCTGGTGTGTCTGGTTATTCTGGTTCTGGCGTATCTGGTTGGTCTGGATTTTCTGGCATATCTGGGTTTAGTGGTATCTCTGGCTACTCAGGCATATCTGGATATTCTGGACAATCAGGCGCGGCTGGTTTGGGTGGAACAGTTGGGGCTTATGGTTCTTTCTATGACACAACAAACCAAACAACAACTGCCAATACGCCAACGGCTGTCACGCTAAACACAACGGCTGGCAACAATGGTGTAACCCTCATATCGGCAAGCCAATGGCAATTTACTAATGCTGGAACTTATAGCATTACCTATTCCATACAGTTCACAAACCACAGCACGGCTTTGGGGACTACGCAAGTTTGGTTAAAGAAAAATGGAATTAATGTTGTTGATAGTAATACACATTTTGATGTGCCAGACAAACAAGGTAGCGCATATTCATCTGAAGTTTTAACAGTTAACTATGTTTTAAATGTTTTAGCAAATGATGTGTTTCAACTTTTCTGGGACACAACAAATGCAAATGTCTACCTTGAAACTCTTGCTGGCAATGCAACATATCCATTAACGCCTTCTGTAATCTTGACTGCTACGCAAGTAATGTATACCCAAAGCGGGTATAGCGGCACAAGCGGATTTAGTGGCATATCAGGTTTTAGCGGTCTGTCGGGATATTCAGGCGCATCAGGCTATTCTGGTTCAGGCATTAGTGGTTATAGCGGCTCTGGTATCTCAGGCTATTCTGGAAGCGGTTTGTCTGGTTACTCAGGCACATCTGGCTATTCAGGTTCAGGAATAAGCGGCTATTCAGGAAGTGGCATAAGCGGGTTCTCAGGCATTTCTGGATACTCAGGTTCAGGCATAAGTGGATTTTCAGGTAGCGGCATTAGTGGTTATTCTGGTATATCAGGATATTCTGGTTCTGGTATTAGCGGTTACTCAGGCACAGACGGCACATCAGGTTTTAGCGGAATTTCTGGCTACTCTGGTTCTGGTGTAAGTGGCTTTTCAGGCTTTAGTGGATTTAGTGGGATAAGCGGATTCTCAGGAATTTCTGGGTATAGCGGTTCTGGTGTATCTGGTTATTCAGGGTCGGGCATATCTGGATTCTCAGGCTTTAGTGGATTCTCAGGAATTTCTGGGTTCTCTGGCATATCGGGTTATTCTGGTTCTGGCATTTCTGGCTTTTCTGGTTTTAGCGGTATCTCTGGATACTCAGGCAGAAGCGGTTATTCTGGTAGTGGCATAAGTGGTTACTCAGGATTTTCTGGAATTTCTGGTTATTCTGGTTCTGGGATAAGCGGCTTTAGTGGTTTTAGTGGCATAAGTGGATTTTCTGGAATTAGCGGATATAGTGGTTCTGGCATATCGGGTTACTCTGGTAGAAGCGGATACTCTGGAAGCGGCACAAGCGGCTTTAGCGGATTCAGCGGAGTATCAGGTTATAGCGGTTCAAGCGCGGCAAGTATTTCTATAACCAATGACACAACAACCGCAACAAATGTTTATCCAACTTTTGTAAATGCAACAAGTGGAACGGCAAGCACACTTTATACTGGCAATGCAAAACTTTTGTATAAGCCAAGCACGGGTGAATTGACTGCGCCAGTTCAAATATCAAGCAACGGCATTAACATTAACAATGCAACTATAAGCACAAGTTATACGATTGCTACGGGTAACAATGGATTGTCTGTTGGTCCTGTCACAGTTGCTTCTGGTCAATCTGTAACAGTATCTAGCGGTCAACGCTGGTTAGTTTTGTAAAGGATAACTATGCCCTACGGCACGATTAACGCAGACAAGATGACAACCTCAGACGGAGTGAGTTCGTCTGGTTTGTATGGGTTTAAAAATAGGCTGATAAATTCCGCAATGGTGATTGACCAGCGTAATGCGGGGGCTAGTGTTACGGCTACGGGGTCTAATTATTCTTTAGACAGATGGCAGATGTTGGCTTCTGTAAGTTCTAAATTTACTGTTCAGCAATCCTCAACTGCGCCATCAGGATTTACAAAATCTTTATTAGTCACATCTTCTGCGGCAACCTCATTGGGTGCAACAGACTATTACCTCATTACACAAAAAATTGAAGGTTTTAATACGGCAGATTTAGGGTGGGGTGCGGCTGGCGCATCTCCTATTACTGTTTCTTTTTGGGTTCGTAGTTCTTTAACTGGAACATTTGGATTTGTTGTTAGAAATGGTGCTGGAAATAGACTTTATCCCGCAAGTTACACAATAAATTCTGCAAATACATTTGAATATAAAACTGTAACTATTGCTGGAGATACGACTGGAACTTGGTTAACAGATAATAGTATTGGTATTGAACTAGATTTTGGATTGGGTGTTGGCTCTACTTATAGCAATACAGCGGGAACATGGACAACTGGCGGTCTTGGTACAACAGGCGCAACAAGCGTAGTCGGCACAAATGGCGCAACCTTCTACATCACAGGCGTACAACTAGAAAAAGGCAGTACCGCAACGAGTTTTGATTACAGACCTTATGGTACTGAGTTGGCTTTGTGTCAGAGGTACTGCTGTGTAATACCCGTAAACGCTTCTGGTGTTGGAACTGGAATTATTGGCCCTTGGGGTGCTAATTACAACGCAACAAATGGTCGAGTTTGGTACAGCATGCCAGTAACAATGAGGGCAACACCATCTGTTTCTTTAAGTGGAAACCAATATTCTATTATTGGCGTAAATGATGTGTCAACGGGAACAAATAATAACTTTCATTATTCCAATCAAATTATTAGTTTTGATGGGACAAGTCTTTCCACTAGTTCGGCAACAGGACAACCACTTTCTTATCGTGGTGGTGGTTTAATAACAGCGGAGTTATAGGATGTATAAACTTTTAAAAAACACGCTTAACGGGGAAATTTATTCTGTTTTAAAAACAGACACTAACACGGCTATCCCATTTGACCCCGCTAACACAGACTACCAAGCCTATTTAAAGTGGGTGGCTGAAGGCAACACGCCTACTCCCGCAGACGAAGGAACACAATAATGGCGGCACTAATCCCATCAGCAAGCGCAACAGGGTCAGGAACAATGACCTTGGCTGGCCCTTCTACAAACTCTAATCAGACTATCACGATTCCAGACGCTACTGGAACAATGATGGTTAGTGGCAATATGCCAGCGTTTAGTGCTTATGCAAGCGGTAATCAATCGATTAGCAATGCTACATTTACAAAACTTCAATTCAACACAGAAGAATTTGATACTGCAAATTGCTTTGATAACGCTACAAATTATCGTTTTACACCAACTGTCGCTGGATATTATCAAGTAAATGGTGCTGTGTTATTTGGTGCTATTACATCTGCAAATAGTTTTGTTGGTATTTATAAAAATGGAAGTAGATTTAAAGATGGTAGCGGGTCATCAACGGTTTCCTCTTATAGTTATATGTCGGTAAGTGCTTTGGTTTATTTAAATGGCTCAACGGATTATGTTGAACTTTATTGTTATCAAAGTTCTGGTTCTGCACAAAATACTCAAGTAAGTACGCCAGCAAATCCATATTTCCAAGCCGCAATGATTAGGGGCGCATGATGCTATACGACAAAATAAAAACCCTATACCCAGAACTTACAGACAAAGACTTCATGACTGTAATCACATTACAAAACGACTCTGACGGCAAAGGCGATTACATAGCCAAGTGGGAACACCCAACCCTTGCTAGACCTACTGAGGAGCAATTAGCATGAGCGCCAAAGGTGACCAAGCACAGATTGACAAATACATTGCCGATTGTCAGGCAGTTAAGGCAAAATATCCTAAACCCTAAGAAAAGACAAGATGAAATACAGCATAGTAATACCCACATACAACCATTGCGAAAAATATCTTAAACCCTGTATAGATTCCATAATCAAATACACAGACATGAACCAAGTCGAATTGGTTGTGTCTGCCAATGGTTGCACAGATAACACGCAAGCCTACTTAAACTATTTACATTCCGCGATACCGCATCTGCGCGTTACATGGAGTGATAAACCATTGGGTTATGCCAAGGCAACCAATGAGGGTATCAAGATTAGCACGGGTGAATACATCATCTTGCTAAACAACGATACAGTTTTTTTAGAACAGGAACAGAACTATTGGCTACGCCTGTTTGACAAGCCATTTGAAAAATATCCCAAATGCGGAATATCTTGCATCATCAAAGGCGCATCAGAACCAGCCGCGCATGACTTTGCCGTGTTCTTTTGCGTGATGATTCATAGAAAAGTTTTTGACCATCTTGGTTTTCTAAATGAAGAATATGGCGTAGGCGGTGGGGAAGACACAGAGTTTTGCATTGAAGCGGAACGCGCTGGCTTTGAAGTTATTGAAGTGCTAAACAAAGAATGGGAAGGCATCCAATACACGGGCGGTTTTCCTATCTACCACAAGGGCGAAGGCACAATGCACGACCCTGATTTGGTACAGGGTTGGGACAACATCTTTTTACGCAATTCACTAAAACTTGCCAAGAAATATAACTTTGATTGGTATAGGTGGAGACTGTCTAACTATTGGGAACGGGCGGTTTTCCTAAAGGGTGACGGGGTTTATCCAAGGGAAGTAACCCGATACAACTACGCAAAAAAAAACCTACTTGGCAAAAAGATTTTGGAGATTGGTTGTTCTAGTGGGTATGGCATACAGTTTTTCCCACAAGATATTGACTACACGGGCGTGGACTATGACCCCATCATTGTGGAAGTTGCGGCAGAACAGGGCTGGAACGCCAACGCAAAGTTTGTCAATGCAGACATAAACAAATTCCCAATGGAACATTACGACACCATTGTGGCGTTTGAAGTTATTGAACATTTGGACAACGGGTTAGAAGTTGTGGAAATACTGAAGAAGCATTGCAAGCGATTATTGATAACTGTGCCTATGAATGAACCATTTGGTTTCTGGGGTCCACATCACAAACTGCACGGCTTGAACGAATCTAATTTCCCAGACTTTAAGTTTCATTACATCAATGAACAGGGGGAAATCAGCAACCAGCCACAACAGATAACTCAAACCAATCCATGTAACTTGATGATTTGTAGGTGGGATGCATGATTCTTTGTTCTGTGGCTACGCGGGGTCGGTACTTTACGACTTTGCCTTTAACACTTCAAGCAATCATTAATCAGACACATAAGGTAGATAAGTTAATCATCTTTGATGACAATGACGAACCGCAAGATATGCGGAATGAACTTATATACGCGCATTTCTTTCAGATGCTAGACATTAAAGGAATTGCTTGGGAATGGATTTATGCTGGCAAACAAGGTCAGCACCACATTCACCAGATGGCAAATAGCATGGGCTATGAATGGGTTTGGCGCGTAGATGATGATGCAATACCAGAACCTAATGTGCTTGAACGCCTATATTCTTTTACAAAATTCTTTGACAAAGTTGGCGCAGTAGGTGGTTCAATACTAACCCCGCCTGTCATGGATACATCTAGGGTATCTGGCATTATTGACTTAATAGACTTAGAACCAAATATCCAATGGGGAATGATTGAAGGCTACAAAAAGGTTGAACATCTGCATTGTTCATTTTTGTATCGGTCTGGTGTCTATGACTACAACCTAAATCTTTCGCGTGTGGCGCACAGGGAAGAAACTCTATTCACCTATGGATTGCATAAGAAGGGTTACGGGATTTACGCGGTATCCAATGCGGTATCGTGGCATTTAAAGAACCCTAGCGGTGGCATTCGTAGCGAGACAAAACGGGAAATGTATGAGCATGACGAAAAGATATTTCGCACACATATTCAGTTTAAAGATTACACAGTTGTGGTGCTTAACTGTGGTCTGGGTGACCATATTGTGTTCAGCAAAGTCTTGCCAAAGATTAAGAAGCCTTTAGTTTTTACTTGCTATCCAGATGTTGTAGAGGGAAAATCCATAGCAGAAGCGTATTCTATATTTGGCAACATTGATCAATGGAATATCTATGGGCAAATGGACAAATGGAAATGGTCACAAAGCCTAGAAAAAGCATTTGAAAGGATGTATCTTTGATAGTCATTTCACCTTATTCAAGACCACTTAACAACGGCAAAACAAACCCCAAGAACTATCCATTCTGGGAAGAACTTATATCCATGATTGAAGAACCGATTGTGCAAATTGGTGTGGAAGGCGAAGCGCAGTTGGTGGATGACTTTAGAAAGGGCTTGCCCATAAGCCAACTAAAAGAATTGTTGCGTGAATGTCGCACTTGGATTTCTTGCGATAGTTTCTTTCAGCACCTCGGTTGGATAGAGGGAAAGAAAGGCATTGTCCTGTGGTCGGTCAGCGACCCTTTAATCTACGGGCATCCAGAGAACACTAACCTTTTAAAAGACCGAAAGTATTTGGCTGGCAATCAGTTTCTTTGGTGGGAAGCCTACGACCACAATGAAGAAACATTTGTCTCAGCGCGTGAAGTATTTAAGTGTCTTTGATATACTTTCCCCTAATTAAATTGCGGGGTAAAGATGACTGACAGCAAAGAAACATTAGCGGCAATAGCGGTCAAAGCAACCCCGCCAGTTGGCGTATCCATAGCGTCTATTTTTGGGTATCCCGTATCGGATGTGCTTATTTGGGCAACCCTTATCTACACGTTATTGTTGATAATCCAGAAGTGTTACCAAATCTACAAAGAGGTTAAAGATTGACCCGTTCACAATTGGCGCGGCATTCAAGGCATTGCAACTTGCCTATGACGGCATTACCTATTGTTGTAACGCCTTAAATGAAGGCAAGGTAGCCGTAAAAAAAATAAAACAGGCAACGGATGACATTAAGACAATTACCAATGACGCAAAGTCAATCTGGGGGTTCTTTACAGGGTTCTTTAGCAAACCAAAGCCAACCACAGAAGCCAAGCCTGTGGAGAAAAAGAAGGAAACTTATAAAACCCACATTCCCAACGAACGGGAAATTGTCCAGCAATTTATTGGACACTTAGGTGAATTCTTTAGAAACCATAAGACACTTACAGAATATGTAGAAGTTAAGTACGAAGAAATATTTTCTAGTGCAGACCCAAAGCCAGAAGATATTTTGGAACTGAGCGTTTATAAGAATGAGTTAGATCAGTTCTATGTAAAGTTAAGCGGGATGATGCGTGGGGCTGGTGTCCCATCCCAACTTGGTCCACTATGGGATAACTACAATGAAATTTATACTAAAGTCCAATCCGAACAACAAAAGAGAAAAGAGCAAATAAGAATCAGAAGGCAACGCGAAGCCTACAAGAAAGAAAGGTTTAGGCAAGAAAAGATTGAACTTGGCATGGGATTGTTTATGGTTCTACTTATCGTTTCTTGGCTCTATGCGGTATGGATAAATTCATTTATCGTGGAATTTTGATAATGCTTTGCGTGATTCTTTCTATCATCTTGATCATTACGCCTGTGATTATTATGATGTGGATAAAGATTCAAAAAGCAGAAATAAGAATAGAGAAAAAAGAAAAACAGATTAACAGATTGATACACCAGTTAAAGGAAAAATGATGCTACCCCTAACTGCACTTATAGACATTGGTGGAAAAATACTTGATAAAGTATTTCCAGACCCCGCACAAGCAGAGCAAGCAAAATTGAAACTGCTGGAGATGCAACAAAATGGCGAGTTAGCCAAACTTAATGCTGATGTTGCAGAAGCGCATGAATTGACTGAACGGCTTAAAGCAGACATGGGTTCTGATTCGTGGCTGTCAAAGAACATTCGCCCTATGACGCTGGTTTTTATTTTGTTGACCTATACAACCTTTGCCATGATGTCTGCTTGGGACATTGAGGTTAACAACAACTATGTTGAATTGCTTGGTCAATGGGGAATGTTGATCATGTCGTTTTATTTTGGCGGCAGAACGCTAGAAAAGATTATGGACATGAAGGCTAAGAAATGAACTTAACAGAACACTTTACGCTGGAAGAAGCCACATTTTCTGAGACTGCATCCCGTCTAGGTATCAACAACCAGCCATCAGAATTGCAGTTGGAAAACATGAAGAAGGCATCAGAAGGCATGGAAAAGGTACGCGCCTTGTTGGGCAAGTCTATCCATGTCAATTCTTGGTTGCGTCTGCCAGAAGTCAATGTGGCGGTCGGTGGCTCTAAGATTTCCAGCCACATGGATGGATGGGCGATTGATTTTGTTTGTAAAGACTTTGGAAACCCATTGGCAGTTTGCAAAGCCATTGAAGCATCTGGCATCCAGTTTGACCAAATGATTCACGAATACGCTAGTTGGACACATATAAGTTTTGCACCAGAAATGCGTGGGCAAAAACTTACCATCTTTAGACCGCAAAGCAAATATGCGATTGGGCTATTGTCTAAAGAAGAATACAATAAGAACGTATAACTATTCAAGTATTTTGTAACCTCTAGCGATTAGGCATTGCCTGACAATTGCATCTCTACGCTTGTATGTTGCGTGTGCGCCAGACCCAGCACCAACAACCCCGCCAGAAATTGCGCCAACTTGCGCGGCAGACCTAACTTGTATTGTTCCACTTTTACGCGCCAACCATGCCGTAAACAAAGCCGATACTGCGCCTTGTATAACGGCTGATTTTCCCATTTCTTCGCCATAACTAACTTGTTCTGAAATGTTTTCACATTCCACTTTGTCTGCAAAATAGTTTGCTGGATTGGTGCTGGATTTAGGGTCAACAATTATTTTTGACGCACAACCAGTTAGCAGAACTAACGCAAGGATTTGTATTTTCATATCTTGTCTTTCTTAATCTTTGTCTACGCTAAACCATAGGACTGCGATTATTACGCCTACGCCCACACACGCGCCAGTTATTAACAGGGCAATAATGGTTAATATACTTTCAAGCATATTGGCTCAATTCTTTAAGTCTTTCTTCAAGTCTGCGAATTCTTTGGCGGTTGTATTCAACAACGCTGGTGGCGTACTCAAGTGATTGCTCTGCTTGCATTTTGGAAATGTAGGCTTCACGCAATTCTTTGTTAATGATTTCCTCTAGTGTTCTTGGTCGCAGAACATCACGCATAAAGTTGACAAGTATTTCTCTATTGGTCATTTCTTTTCCAATGCAGTAATTCGGTCAGACATAGCCCGTACACATTCTGTCAGCAATGCAACTTCAATCCGCAACTTGGCTTCTTGGCTTGGGTTATTGATGATTTCTTGTTTGACTTTGCTTCTGCGTTCTATTTCGTTGAAGGCTTCTAATTCTTCAGAAGTTGCATAGCGATAAGGTACAGAAATGTTTATTGGTCTATTCATTTATAACTTTCAAAAGGTATTAACTCAGATTGTTTAACAGAATAATATTCCCCGTTGCCAATGTCAATGCGGTTTTCATCAACCAAGAATTCTTTGCGTGGAATCCAGCCAATGACCCTAACGCAAGTGGAATGCAGTTCTGTCAGCACAAACACATCCACAGGCTTAGTCCCAGACCATCCAACTGCATTTAGATTTCCCCCGATTTTGCTGGCGCACTTAACATCAATTAACTTTCCTTTATGGCTTATAAGGTCAGTCCCAAATTTTCGATAATCACAGTTCAAATCAAAATGCAATTTGAGCAACTTAGACACGGCATATTCGGTTAATACGCCATTAATGGATATTTGCACACCATCTTGTTTTTTGTCTTGCTGGCGGTCTTTTGCATTTTGACTTGTTATATGATTCCGCATTTTCCCAATGTAATTACAGATTGAAATTTCAGTTGGGGAAAGCGGAACATCTACATATTGTTGATTAAAACCCAACATCATCAGGTCTATTGCCCTGTTCCTCTGGGTCGTTTAAAAAAGCCGTGCCATCCCAATTATTAAAAGGCATTAAATCAAGGGCAAGCATCTGACCGCCATTGCCAAGATCAATGACCTTACCAATCACACGATAGCGTTGTTTTGTTTTGCCGTCTTTGTCGGTATAACTGCCGACAGATGCTTTTACAAGTTTAAGAGTTTTAGACATTTTGTTTCTTTCAAAAAGTGTGTTCTGCGGAGATTTGTTTTACGATTTCTTGGTAGAAGTCTCGCGCACCTTCTACTTTGACTTTGATTTTTTCTTCTAATGCCAGATCGCGTTCATAGAAAACACGGGTCACGCGCAGTTCTGGATTGATGTGGTCGACTTGGTGCAAGGCTTTATCTTCATAGCCAATTAAGTTTTCTGGTGTGTTAACCAAGCAATAGCACAGTTCAAACTTATCCAAATTGGTCAACATCATGTAAGCGCGACCTTGCCATTCATAGCCCTTATCTTTGCCCAGATCGGATAGACAAGGAAAGGTAGTAAGCGACCAAGAAGATTTAATATCGCGCACCACACCATCATCACAAATAAGGTCTGGCGTACCTCTCAGCCAATCGTTTTCCAGCATTAATTCATTCTTTTTGTAATTGCTAAACAAAACAGAATTAAGCAGTCCAATGGATTGGTCTTCAACATCAATACCTTTGGTCATGTATTTGCTAGTAATCTTTTCATCAAAGCCATAGACAAATTCCTTTGCCATTTTGATGATGGTGGTTTTAGCCCCGACCGACAGGATTTCATCTTTGCCTTTGGGGTCGGTCATTATTTCCCCAATCATGTGCGGTCTGAATTTAAGCATTGGCTAAAGCCTTTACAAGTAATTCATTTTGTTGTTTGGTAAGTGCAAACTGTTCATGCAATTGAACTGTGGTGTATTTGCCTTCTTTGATTCGCAAAATAGCATCAGAAAAGCGTTTGTCAGTTAGCGTTTGTTTTTCTGATTCTTTAGGCATTGCGGATTCCCCATCATCATCTTCTGGGGCGATACAGCAAGCCGCCATAAGCGAACCCCTACGGGCATAGGTCAAAGCCGACATAAAGCCCTGTGGGTCATTCTTGGTGGTTGGAAAGCGAAGGATTCCACATTCAAGCATTTCGCCAGATTCATGGATAAACATAGTTTCCACTTCAATGGCATCAACGCATTCATAAGACTTCTGAATAAGCGCAATTCCATTGTTGTTAAGCGCATCCATGACCGCATCAATGCAAGATGCTAGATCGGCATACCGACCGCCAGTTACGCTATTTTTAAAAGCGGGATTGACTGAGTTTTTAAGTGCTGGTGCAAACTCTTTCTGAGCGCGTACCAGCGCAGTTGCTAAATTCTTCATTTAATTTCCCGTTGCAAGTAAAGCGATCACAAAGCCCGTTGCGACCCCAAAAAGCCACAGTAGGGTAAGGTCAGCCAAGGTTGGTTTTGTTGGCTTGTATGGACCATCTAAGCCGTTCTGGGTGTAGTTCTGATGTTTCATTTGTGTATCGCCTTATCAAGTTGTTGAGTTTGCCATTTATCAATTGCGGAATCGGTCGCATCATCAATGCGTTGTTGTTCTGCCCACTTGCGAACAGTTGCCATATATTCGGTTTCAAGAATCTTGATAACTGAATCACGCAATAGATCGTTTATTTCTATGCCATTGCAATAAGCAAAGTGAAGATTGCCTGTGTAGCGGTCAAAGAAACAATCAAGCGGGATTACATCCGCATACATAAGCAACATTTGGGATAGTTCTGGGTGTTCGTCTGCGTAGTTCATAAAATTCCTTAATGGGGCTTGCGCCCCGTTTGGTTTAATAATCTTGACCAGCCTGTGCTGGTTCTGCGCCCAAAAACTGTAAGTTAAATGGTGCATCATGTTTCCATGCTGTCACATCTTGATTCAAGATGGACAATGCTTCTTTGCTGGTAGATGCTTCGTAGTCACGGCAGATAGCCACTTCAATGCCATTTTCGTATCTGGCAACCCATGCGCCTGATACTGTGCAATTAAGGCGTGGATTAAACTTTTCTTCTTGTAAATAAACTTCTATGATTTTCATGCTGTTACCCCTTTTGACTGAAGGAATAATGAAATATCTATATTGCTTTTGCGTGTATCTCTTTCGCAATCTTTTACAGAATCAAAACCGCGAACACCACAATCAAATTCATCTGCAAATTTATAGCCGTTGTAAAGCGTAACAATAATGCTGTTACCTTCTGCGCGTTCATCATCAATGAAGGCTATCCAAGGGCGGGTGGCTAATAATTTATCTAATGTTTTCATGTTAATTACCTTTTAAAAGACCCTTTGCGGAATTGCTTTGGGGATAAATAATTATAAGAAAGATTAAGCCCTAAAACCATTTATGCAAAAATAATTTATAGGACAAACCCTAAGAAGGGGCTTTCGCCCCATTCTTATGCAGTTGCTAAATTTCTCCACTTTGTTGTTGATACATACATAGACCATGAAGTATTTATACCTTCTGGCTTGTAAAAAACTGAACCGCCTTCAACGCGAACGCTAACAATGCGATTGCCGTTTAATATTTTTACTTCATTGATGCCAACTGGTGTTGGTGCTACTTTTTTAGCAACTTCAGATAATGGCTTGCCGTGGTATTCATTAGCAATTCTTTCCATAGTTTCAATAAATGTTTTGCCAGCACTTGCGCGATTGCGTAATTCCCAAACCATTTGATCACGGGCATGGCGTTGGTCATAAGTAGTTGCTTCTGCGTAAGGGATGGTTACTTTTTGGTTGTATCGACCAGTAACAACAACTGCTGGCAATAATTTGCCCATCACTACTTGTTCTGCTTGGGCAAGCAATTGTGGAATTTCTGCGCTAATGTCAGCAATGATTTTGTCGGTCTGTGTGCGACTAACTTGGATAGGTGCAAAAAACTCACCAGAGCAAACACCATTGAACCAGCCGTGTTCTTTTGTGTAACCATGTTTAGCCATCTTGCCATTCTTAACGGCTTGGTCACGACCACAGCATTGGCAGTTACCGCGAAGTTGTTTAGTTGCTTGCATATGTAATTTCCTTTTAAAGACCCTCCGCACTATTGCTTTGGGGATGATGAATTATATAAGTAAACTTATTACCCAAGTAAAGCATAAGGTCTATAACATAGATTGTTTTCAGAAATAAATTATAAGAAATATTACAAGAAACAAAAGTTTTACAAATTAAAATGCTTTAAAAGTTAGATGCCTTATGTATAATTTAGCGTATGACTAAACAAGACTTAATCAAACTGGCTGGTTCACAGAACAAACTTGCACAACTCATTGGCGTTAGCCAAGCGGCAGTTTCGCAATGGAAAGAAGTGCCACAGTCAAGAATCTGGCAATTGAAATTACTGAAGCCTGAGTGGTTCGCAGTATAATTTTTGAGACACGGCTAGGTACGAAGTCATGAGCGTACCGAAAAAGGAACTCCCCCTCTGCCGTTGTTTCTTTTCTGGGAGTTACGCGGAGTTTGCTAAATGCGAATCAAAAATTGGAATAAGTTTCAGCACTTCAAGGATAGAAAACCGCCTTGGGTAAAGTTATATCGTGATCTTTTAGATGATATTGAATGGCACGAATTAGACCCACAGGCATCAAAAGTTTTGGTAATGCTATGGCTAATTGCCAGCGAAGATGAAGGCAACATTCCAGCCCTTAAACAACTGGCATTTAGATTAAGATTATCTGAAAAAGAAACAGAAGTTTGCATTATCAAACTGTCCCATTGGCTGGAACAAGATGATATCAATGCGATATCAACAAGATATCAAGATGATGCACCAGAGACAGAGACAGAGACAGAGACAGAGTTAGAGAAAGAGAAAGAGACAGAGTTATTCGTTGAAACCGATAAATCGGTTGTCAACCCCAAACGCATAAGTTGTCCAACAGAAGAATTATTAAATCTCTATCACCAAGAATGCAAAAGCCTACCAAGGGTTTTAATGCTGAACGACACAAGGAAAAAACATTTGGTAAGTCGCTGGCGGGATGTAGATGCTGAAGACAACTTACAGACCAAAGAAGAAGGCTTAACAATATTTAGGCAAATATTCCAGCAAGTGCATAAGTCTGATTTCCTGTCAGGCAGAACACAAAACCGCAATGGTCGGGTCTGGAAAGCCAGTTTTGATTGGTTAATGATGCCTACCAATTTTCTGAAAGTGGTTGAAGGTCAATACGATAACGGGAGAAAATAATGTCATTCAAAGATAAATATTCCAGCAAAAAAGATGATTCTGAATTTGACGAAGTGCAACGCCTTATGTGTTCTGTATCTGGATGCAGTAAGCGTTGGACAGTTCACATAAGCGGAGACAAGCCCAAGTGTTCAGAACACCAATGGACTACTGAAAAGCCAGCGTTTAAGCGCGTGATAACAGAAGTGTTGCCCAAAGAAGTTGAAGTACCGCAATGGTGGAATAAGGATGCTTTTTAATGGAAACACAAAACATTGAAAACTTTTATCAGGTAGAAATCTTTGATGATTTAGAAAATCCAATAGCAGATGATTGGATAAATATGCCTGAGTATAAAAATGTTAGCCAACCAGAACCAGAAATTACGGCAACATTTAAATTTAGAAACAAGACTGATTTTGAAACATTTAATGAATTATTAAAAAAATATGTTTATCACACAAACAAAGTTTTTGATGGTGAACAAGAAATTACAAAAAAACAGGCATGGTATCCATTAAAAGAAAAAAGCAGTAAATACCATTATGTTTCTTCTAAACCAACAAACCCAAGATTTCCTGTTTACATTGTTAGCAAAGGTAGATTTATTAAAAATCCTACTAGCGCATCATTAAACAGAATGAAAGTGCCGTTTTATATGATTGTTGAACAACAAGAATATGAACAATATTGCGAATTGGTTGGCAAAGAAAAAGTTTTGATATTGCCAGAAAAATACAAAATAGAATATGATGTTTTTTGGAAAGATGAAGATACAAGAACTGGTGCTGGACCAGCAAGAAACTTTGCATGGCAACATTCAATGGAAAATGGATTTGAATGGCATTGGGTAATGGATGACAACATAGAAAGTTTTGAACGATTTAACAACAATATGAAAATTAGTTGTGCAGATGGCACATATTTTTATGCCTGTGAAGATTTTGTTTTGCGTTATTCAAACATTGCCATTGCTGGTTTAAATTATTCAAACTTTTATCCAGCCAATGAATCTAGACCGCCTTTTATACTTAATACAAGGATTTATAGTTGTTTATTGATTAGAAATAACATTCCATATCGTTGGCGTGGTAGATACAACGAAGATACAGATTTATCCTTAAGAGCATTAAAAGATGGTTTATGCACAGTTCAATTTAATGCATTTCTTCAAGGGAAAATGTCTACGCAAAAAATCAAAGGTGGAAACACTAAAGAATTTTATGAAAACGAAGGCACTTTAAACAAATCAAAAATGTTAGAAGATATGCACCCAGATGTTGCAAAAGTTGTATGGAAATTTAATCGTTGGCATCATCATGTAAATTACAAACCATTCAAAAAAAATAGATTGAAAAAAATAACAAATTACGAAAACGAAAAGAAAATAAACAATTACGGAATGGAAATATATGAACAAGATACAAGCCCGTGCAATCCTTGATCAAATCAGATCGGGAGAAAGTAGTTTGTCTTTATCTCTCACAAATGAAGCCTTGGAATGGACAGGGGATTTATCTAGACCACTTGGTGAACCATTACGCGCTGATGGCTATGAACAAGGGAACGATAGACCATGCGCGTTACATGACGCGACAACTGGAGAAAGAGTGGGATGGTCTAGGTATCTTGATTGCAAAACGAATTAAGGAATTACAAAATGGAGATTAAAACCAGTTGGGCAATTCCCATCTTTTGGTCAAAGCCAAGAATCAAATGCGAAGTTTTAGGGGTTTGCCAATCCAGACCAAAGGTTCATTGCAAATCATGTCCCATACACAAACGCAAAAAAAAGGTAAAAAATGAAGTCAAGAGTTAAAAAGCCAACTAAAGAATATTGCCTATTGATGGCGCATTACTACTGTGTCAATGACTGCCCAAACCTTATGTGGGATTGGCTGGTGGTCTGGGCATTCCATGAAATGTATATGGAAGCCTACAAATAGATGCTATGATTGCGTAAATTTGTAAGGTCAATATGAAAACAATTGAAGATTTTGATTTATCTAATCGGGTTGAAAGATACAAGGCTAGAAAACTTGGCTTTGATGTACCAAAACTTAAGACTGGTGTTAAACAACCTGATTTTTGGTCTATGGTTGAAAAAAAATCTGAAAGTGAATGTTGGCTTTGGACACGCAAATTAAATAAATGGGGTTACGGAAGATTTCGTAAAAATGGTTTTAATGCAATGGCTCACAGAATTGCATACGAATTAACTTTTAATAAAAATATTGATGGCTTAATTGCAATGCACATTTGCGATAACCCTAAATGTTGCAATCCAAATCACTTAGTTTTAGGTTCTCATGCAGACAACCAAGCAGATAAATTTAAAAAAAATAGACAAGCCAAAGGTGAAAGCAATGGTCAATCTTTATTGACAAAAGAAAAAGTATTAGAAGCCAGAGAAAAATATAAAAATGGTGGTTTTACATATCAGCAATTAGCAAATGAATTTGGCGTTTCTAAAGATACTATGCAAAAAGCAATTCGTGGAATTTATTGGAAACATATATGAGAGCAAAGCGTGTGGACATGAATCAGGAACAAGTAGTTTCTGCGTTACGGGCGGCTGGTGCTTATGTTTGGATAATTGGATTGCCAGTTGATCTTCTGGTCGGATATAACAATAGGACTGTGCTGGTAGAAATCAAAAGCAGTTCTAAAAGCAAACTAACCAAACTGCAAAAAGACTTTTTTGAAAACTGGTGTGGTGACGGGCTGGCGCGGGTCGATACCCCAGAAGCCGCCTTGCGGATGTTGAAATGCGTGAAGTAACACCTACATTAAAAAGCCGTGAACAAGAAAAGATGTATCACGCGCTGATTGGAGATATTGCAAGACAAGCAACGCATCTTGGTGCTAAGTGGGACAAAGAAGATTGGAAAAGATTTCTTATATGGCAATACTCAAAAGATGCTGGTTTGCCTACTGGCAGATTTGTCCAAAGTCTTGATGGCACGGGTATTGTTCAACTTGGGTTGCAAAGCCGTAAGTTTTCTAAAGAAGAAGCAACGGGATTTGTTGAATGGCTTTTGGCATGGGGCGCACAAAACGGAATTACTTATGAAAAAACGCACTAAACGCAAAATCTGGGCAAAAATAAACCCAGTAGCACACGCTATTGCTGGCGCAAGAATCACAGATCAAACCGCATTAGATAAGTTAAGGCTTGGCGAATTGTCTGCGTTGGAATCCATGCGTATGGGTAAAGGCACGATAGAAGATTGGCGATTGCTAACCGACATGATGAATATCTGCGAAACATTTGGAAAGAATGGAATTGGCGCAGAAGCATTGGAAGATTGCAGACAAGCACAAGAAAGCCTTTATAAGTCGGCTAAACGCTATGAGACAACCAAGCGCATGGGTTTGGATGGATTGGGCATCAAAGCCTTGCAGAATGTATTTGAATGGCACGACCTTCAGCGTGTCAGCGTGGCTAGATCGGTCTATGAAGATATGATCGAAAAAACCCGCAACTACTTACGCAGTCATGGCAAAGATGTGGTCGAAGTCACTTAATGCGCCCCAAGCACAAATACATTCGTAGTCTCAAGTTATTGAGGGCAGTTGCAGAATTAGATTGCCAAAGTTGTGGGTCTGGTTATGGCGTACAGGCGGCACATACCAATTGGGGCGGTGGCAAGGGCAGAGGGATAAAGGCAGATGACAACTTGATAGCCGCCCTATGTCAGACTTGCCATTACGAAATAGACCAAGGCAAGAACCTAACCAAAGAACAGCGACAGCAATTGTGGTTGAACGCACATCACAGAACAGTTAGAATTCTTTTAGACACTAACAAATGGGCATCTGATGTGCCTATACCAAAGGGCGATACATGGTTAAATTCAGAGCAAGCGTAGAAGCGCAACAACCAACTGATGACCCGTTGATGCAGTTTGTTATGTGCCTACTTCATGCGCGTACAACTGCACATCTGAAACATTGGATGACCCACAGTAGAAGCGACCATCAAGCCTTACAGTTTTTTTATGATGGCATTGTTGATCTGGTCGATACCTTTGTTGAAGGATTCCAAGGCGAATATGGATTACTGCATGACATAACAGACGGGTATGTATTCCCTATTGGCGAACCCTATCCCTACTTCTTGGCGTTGGGTGTGGAGATAGATACCTTACGCAAACAGGAAAGATTTCCACAAGAATCATGGTTACAGAATGCAGTTGATGAAATCAGAATGCTTGTAAGCCAGACTAAGTATCAATTAAAAGAATTGAAGTAATGCCGTTAAGACACACCAAGGCTGGCTGGATGTGGGGAAGCAAAGGACCATTCACCAGTAAAGCCAAAGCATTGGCGGTCGCACGGGCGGCATATGCACACGGGTACAAAGAAGATGCCAACCGCACCATTCAATCAGAAGTGCAATCATCTAGGTTGCAAGAATCCCAGAAGCAAACTGAACGGCTACTGCTTAGATCATGGCGGTAAGGAATATATCAAAGAGATAGACACGATCTATCAGACCCCGTTGTGGAAAGCAATTAGGCGCACACAAATAAGCAGACAACCCCTATGCCAAGCCTGTTTAGTTGATGGCAGAGTAGAGACAGCAAAACATATTGATCATGTCTTTCCTTGGAAGCAGTATGGCGAACAGGCATTCACCAGAAATCTATTCCA